GTTGGGGGATGGGGTCCCCCGCGCTTGGATTCTGTTGTGATATGGTGGTTTCATCTTGCCAAATGTTATCCACTCCCACATCCAAGGGGAGAATGAATCCACGTATGTATTCCGGTGTTACGTTGTTACCCATTTTAGTATCCTTTTCTTCCAGTTCCTTGGATGGCACTCATGCCCATGGCATCCCGTCCACGTATAAATCTATCATAATGTTTGAAGGGATTCATGACAATTATCTTTGGAGTTATTCCACCACCTGTTTCCAAGCTACGAACACCATCTTCACCTATTCGATTCACCGCGGCGGTGGAAAGTATGGCTTCCCCTCGTTTGGCGGTTACCATGGTTTCATCCGGTGCCAATGTTCCACCACCACCAATCATCCCACCCATGTGGAACTTTGGTTGTTCACTGGCAACCAAAGCCGCTTGGGCTGTCCCAATCCCCGCCATAGCTAACATGGCAATGGGTCCAAGGGGAGCCACTTCCACGATGTTTTTGGCGGTTGCTATGGCGATTTCAGCAATGGCGGCCGCTTTTCTGATATTAAACACCAGTTCTGCGTTTTTCTTGTTCTTCATTGCGTTTTGGTCTATCAGGTCGGCGGCTACATTCAAACCTTCCACCACCATATCCGCGCCCATCATGTATTCACGGAACACTTCACGCGCGCTTTTCTTCAATCGGTTATCATTCTCCAATTGCTTTTCTGTGACTTCACTATTCTTTTCAATCTCCAATTCACCGGTTTCTAGAATAAGCGCTTGTTGTTCATCAAATGCTTCTTTGATGATGTTCCTTCTTTCCTCTTTGAGACGTGCCATTTCATCTTCATGGACGAATTCAAGATTGGCGATGGTGTCCAATACTTCTTGGGTTTGTTCCATCGCTTGGAGCTTTTCGATTTGGGTTTGAACGGAATCTTCCAAAGCCATCTTTTCTTCATGAATCTTTTGAAGTGCGATGTCTCGAAGAGCAAGAATCTTTTCTTCACCGGATAATTGGGCTACCTTTTCATCCCGTGCCTTCAGCATAGCGGCCAATGTCTTATCTTCAATCTCTTCCACCATCTTCATGGCTTGGGCTAGTTCATCCACGGATTTGGTGGTTTGTTGCGTGGCTTGGGATGCACCACCACCGCCCCTTCTTGGAGCACCACCACCAGTTCCACCACCTTGGGAAGTCTGCATGGTGGCCTTTAATAGGTTGTTGAACTTGGAAAGACGTTCTTCAGCGGCTCCAAAAGGGTCCGCAAATTTTTTACCGCTTTTCGCTAATTCGTTTCCAATCTCATTATATACAATTTGGGCGCGTTCCAATTCATCAGCGGTTCCCGTTATGGTTGTCAATCCAACATTCAAACCAGCCAACACAAGCCCAAAAGAATCTTGAAGTGTGGCCAATGTGTTTCCAGCGATTTCCCCGAATACGATAAACGCTTTTGTGGCTCCCAAGATGATTCCATTCAGGCCACCACCCGCGCCGGCTTCCCCACCCGCGATTACATCCAACAAGCGCATGAATTCACCGGTTAAAACTTCCGTGGCCGTGGCGCTTATTCGTTGAAAATCTGCCATTTGTTTTTGCATCTCAGGCCCAGCGGCCACACCAAATTCATTAGCCAATGCCACGAACTTATCAAGATTGTCTATGGCTCCTGATTGGATGAACTTGGGGCCGGCGGTACGTCCAAAGATGTCCGCGGCGCGGGCGGCTCTTTCTTCCGCGCTTGTTACCTGTTGGAGACTATTGAAGACATCTTTCAAGACATCATCCGCGCTTCTTAGCTGTTCAAATCCATCCACGGTTTCCGTGGTTTGTACCCCAAGCGCTTCAAATGCTTTTTGTGCGGTTTTGCTTCCATCTGCTGATTCTTGCATCAATTGCGGGAGCTTCACCAATCCCACTTCCAATTCCTCGAAGGATACACCCGCACCCGTGGCGGCCAATCTCAATCCATGAAGGGTTTCTGTGTTGATACCTGTCTTTGTGGAAGCATCCACCAATTGATTGGATAAGTCGGCAATATGTTGTCCAAAGGATAGAACCGCAATAGCGGCGGCGCCGGCGGCTATAGAGATGTTGGAAAATGAAGCTTGGATTCCTTTTCCCACACCTTGGGCAGTACTCCCAACCTTCTTCAAGGCGCGTTCTTGTTTGGCGGCGCTTTTTTCCGCATCCCGCGCGGCTTTTGTGTATGCCTTATCCAAATCATTAACGAGTTTTTGGGCTTCCTTTTCTGAGACTTGCCCAACCTTCTTCAAACCATTGATAAGATTCTGAACTTCTGCACGGTATTGGATGCTAATCGTCTTATTTACGTCACTCATTGTCTTATCCCTTCTTCTTTTGGTCGGCTATGAAAGCATCCGCCAATTTCTTCACAAGCTTGTCCACGCTTTTCCGCGCGGGTTTCCACATGGTTTCTTCTGCTAGACTTTCCCCTTCTGGAACCGTGGAAGCTCTTCCATTCTCTCTTTTGGAATATGAAGCGGGTTTGATGGCATAGGCATATTGGGCACCGTTACGAAAGAATCCTTCAATGGCTTTTCCACCTTGGACTATTCGAATCCCGTTGGTGAACTTATCGATGGAACGCTTGGATTTTTGTTTCTTGATGAATGTTCTTCCATCTTTGGTTGTGATGGGTTTTCCATATCTCACAATCCAATTTTCCTTGGCATATTCCACGCGGGTATCAATCTCGGCTTCCAACACTTTCATGGTTTCACCCGCCACTTCTCGAAGCGCTTGTTCAAAAAGTTCACGTTGGGGACCGGTGATTTCAATGGAACCCTTCCCTTTTCCATATCGTATTCTTCTAGCCATCTAGCGCCCCCCTTCTTTTAAATCTAGCATGATTCTTTTTCAGATTTTGAATTTGGAAACGCTTCTTCTTTTTCTTTACATCATCCGGTTTCATGTTGGCCAATCTATAATCCGCTATAAGCTCCGCTTGGAGATTCTTGGGAAGATGGAAGAACCATGTTGGTTCTTGGTGCCAATACCGTGATATGATGAACCCCGTCCGAACTATTCCGCCGGCGGGGGTGAAGTAAAATTTTCCGCGGCTTCCACTTCTTCATCTGTGGAGATGTGTTCCGTCATCATCTGGAAGAGTTCCGTTCCCACTTGAAGAACTTGGATGGGGTTCACCTTTTGGGATGAAAGCCATTCTTGAACCTTCCCACCATAAGCCATCAAATCACAATCTGAGAGACTATATTTTGGGCATGATGGATAATTTTGGATGCAGATTCCCACCAAAGCCGCGAACAATCGCCCAAGCTGGGCGCGGTTGGGATTGGTGGAAATCATATAGAACACATCCCACATTGTGGACATAGATTTGGGAAGCCCAAATTCACAATCAAGTTTTCCAATGGATTTTTTCATGGTTCCTTTCTCCATTATTAAACTTCAGCGCGTAAAATAGAACCGTATACTTCACCGGTTACGCTAATTGTATCTGGGTTTCCTTCTGCGATAGAAGCGAATAGAAGAACCTTGTTGAAGGTTACTTTTGTATTTGAACCGCTTAGCGCGCTCATATTCGCTTGGAATTCTACAGTACAAAGAAATTGTTCAAAACCGGCTCCACCTGTTGATGTCGCAGCTGAACTATTTCCAGTCTTATAGATGAAATCAAGAAGTGTATCTTCTGTGGAATCTGCCAATTCTCTAAGGTGAACACTGAAAGAGATGCTTGGGACGGGGTCATTTCCTTGACGAAGTCCAACGATGGAACCTCTATCATAAATCACGATTCTTTCAGCAAGGTCTAAGTTCATGCTCATGTCACCATTCTCGAAGGCGACAGTGTAAACGGTTGCATCTCCGTTTGTGATGCTTATGGTTCCGTCACGTGGGACGGCTACTACGGTGGATTCAGCCATTGGAAGCTCCTATTGGTTGATTATGAAAGTGGAATAAAATGAAGCGCTTCAAAAGATAACGTGGAAAGAATGTATTCCCCACTATCTGTCAAAGCTCTATTGGTTGAAATGAGTTTGATATGTAGGTTTGGATATAGAACGGCGTTGTTCCTATCCAATAAAGCGGTGATGATGGTGTTTTCAAGATTCAGTTGATTATCTACGTCTGTCAATTGGTCCAAAGGCCTGAGACGATAAGCAAAGGTGATGTCCAAATCAGTTTGTAACATCGCCCCTTCTGTGGGACGTTGTCTATCATCCATGGCATTGGAACCACCTATTCCCACCGAAAAGGCTTTATGGGCTATGGAATTGGGTGTTCTCCCAAATGCATCAAAGGGAAGCGGGGATTCTTTCAATCCCGCCCCCGTGATGGCTTCCAAAGCCGTGGCCACCCGTGAACGAATAGATGATAATTGAACCGTACCCATCAATACCGCCTATACTTGAAACGGTGATACCGTGATGGGGGATTGGTGGTGGAAATCATTGGGAAGCCGGCTTTCCGTTTGTCCACATCATCCGCGCGCCCATCTTCATCCATATCGTAACGGAACGATATTTGTTTAAACTGGTATTCATAGCTTTTGATGTGTTCACGATACAAATCCAAGTAGCGTCCGTTAGATTGGCCCAAAGAACTGTGCATATTTCGCCATATTAAAGCCAACGCCAATTCAAGATGGGATGAACGAAGCGCTTGGGGTTCCGTGATAAGATACGGAAGATTTCCCAGTTGGCGCAATCGTTCAATGATACGAACCCACGCTTCATCTATGTATCTTTGCCATCCATCTGTGTATGAATCTGGAAGAAGGTTTTCCAAGTCGGAATAGCTGGCTTCCAAATCAATATCAGATATGCAAGGATACAAAGGACGCCGGCACAAATAAGCGGGACGTTGAAATGTATAATCCAATCCATCAATCTCTACTTCCCATAGCTCAAAGAGACCATCACTTAAGGTCATTGTTTGGGGAACCACTGAAGAATTTATTGTGTACTGGATTTTGTTTCCAACGATGGAAGCGCTGGATGTGGAGATGATTTCCGTTCCATCTTCATCCAAAAGTTGATATGTGGCGCCGGCGGGGGTTACTTCCGCACCATTGCGATATATGATAAGCTCCACGATTTGAGTTTTTCCCCGTTGTATCATCTGGGGAACTCTTATCCGTGGGGCGTAGTATGTATCAAGAAGCGCCATCATTCAATCCTTGGAATTCTAGATGAATTGTTTCCAAACATCGCCATCACAAGCGAATAAACCACCTTCACCAAGTGAAAGAACCTTGACGGTTACACCAGCTCCATCTTTTACGGTGAATGATTGGCCTTGGCAATTGATGACAAAGACACCACCATTCTTTTCTTCTGGAAGAATCACTTCCAAAGAACCAGTTTGGGCGTCCAATCTTTGAAACATTGAATCTTTGTACGTCAATGTTTTGTTGGCGCTTATCTGTTCAATGTTCACTCCATCTTTAAAACGTATGTGACGGGGGATTGTGAACGCTTGTTTTGCATTATATTCTGCCATTTCGAAATCCTATTGTTGGAGGTTATTTCCCGCTATTTTTGCGGTCGTGGCGGATTGCGACATTGGCGGCTATTTTGCGCGCTTCTGTCTCACTCATCTTACCACCATTTTTCTTTGATTGTTCCATTAATCTTTTCGTGAACGCTTCAAATTTTTCTCTAGACATCTCTTTTCACCTTCTTGGCTTTTGGTTTGGTTCCTTCAATAGTCACCGGCCCTTCAAGCTCAATATATTTTTGCATCATCTCGAGACGTTCCAAATCTTTGTTGTATTCTTTTTGGATGCGGGGTGTCATGTTCTTTCCCTCGTTACGCTCCACACGCTTTTGTTGCATGTCCACGAAGAAAGAGAGAACATCCAAATCTGGAAAGTCAATCACACCTTCTTCCATAAGCTCCACACGCCAATCATTAAAGGCTAAGGTGTCCACTTTCCACACAACACGATTTCCAATGACTTTTGGGGAATCCCATATACTTGTATAGTAATAGCCCCCACTTCTTGTCATGTGTCTTGTTTGATAACCAAGGTCCCATTCGAGAACTTCAAATCCATTATCCATCATTCTCACGCGCGCCATCTGTGAGTCAGTCCCACCACGTGGAACCATCCGGACTCCATTCACACCAGCAAGTTCAAAAAGACGGCGGAAGGTGGGAACGAACATCCACTTCTCACGGTGTTGGATGAATTCCCAACATGTGTTTGGGTGGTGCATATACCAAAATGGAGAATTTGGTTTGATGGGTAGCGCGCTTGTTTTGCTTACATCGCCGCCGGTCCAAGGTTGGTTTGTCATGGTTTTTTCCTAGGGTTTCATGGTTTAAAAAAAAGGGATGGTGGGGGATATAATCCCCCCAAAGGCTTGGGGGCTTGGAACCATGAAAACAGCCCCTAAGCCACCCATTCAATGTTTTTAGGAGTCTGTGAGAATCTGAACCGCACGTGCTTGTTCTACAATCGCCGCGCCGGTGTACGCCGTTCCAACAATCTTAGTTAGAGAATAAGCGGAATCACGTTCTAGTTCTACTAAAACAGGGGTTCCCGCTGGGCGAATCTCACCGCTTGGGGCCGCAAGTGGGACCGGTGTTCCAAGTGCATAAGCGATAGCGCCCGCGCTGAACATAGCACCTTCACGGCTTCCCGCGTTGTCTACTACGAAAGAAGACTTGTGCACCTGTACGCCCATGAAATCACCAACGTATCCTTGGCCAAGAGACTTCATAAGGTCGTGGTGTGCTGGGTTGAAAGCGATAGCGTTAGCGGTTTCATTGCGGATTGAAGACTGAAGGTCCGCAATCTGGCGTGGGTGAAGAACTGCGAAAAGCTGAGAGGGGTTATCCGCGATTTCAAGAAGATACAAAGCGTCCATGAAATCATCTACAGACATATCTACACCAGCGGTTCCCGCTTGCGATGAAAGACCGGTGAATGTTCCACATACCATTTCCATGAAACGAGATTCAAAAGCGCCGGCCATAGATTCAGCAAGTCGGAAAACATCAATGTCGTTTCCAAGCTTTGTCAATGCCGCCAAATCTGTGATGTCATATCTAAGGCCGATACGTCCCACTGCAATATCTGTAGTATCCATTGTGAGGTTTGAAGAAGTGATTTCTGAACCATCACCCACTGTATTCATAGCTTCATAGCCATCCAAACCAGCGTAACGAAGTGTTAGTGTATCTGAGCCAACACCAGCGACATCACCAGCGAAAAGAAGTGCTCCAGAGTTACGAATAGAAGCCGCGTCATGAAGAAGTGCACGAACTTCATTTTCTATCATTGCATCGAGGCGAAGCCCACCAGTATTCAATGCTGAAAAATCAATAGTAGCCATTTTATTATCCTAATATGGTTTTGGGTTATCCGTGGTTCCTTTCGTTGTTACGGGTACGACCCTAACCACACAAAGTCTATTATACAAGGTTTTTGTATCCTGTGTATAACCTGTGTATAACTTTTTTTCATAGCCTATGAATAACTTGTGTATAACTTTTTTGAATCGGCTTTTGTGGCAGCTGGAAGCGTGGTTTGGCCTGTGGAAAACCTGTGAATAACTTTTTCAATAGCCTGTGAATAACCTGTGGAAAACTATATTCCACGCCGTTGAAACAAGTCTATACACTTGGCTATATCTTCCGCTTCTGAATGTTGGGACCCACAAAAAGAAATAATCGCCTTCTTGTTTCTCAAGTTGGTGATGTTGTCACACGTTGTCCCACTCACTTCACCGGTGGCGCTATTGGTTTGGGTCATACACATAAGTTCCCTACAAAGCCCATCCCCTTTCTTCTCGATAAACTTGGGTTCACAAATGGGAAGCACCACGTCAAGCTTCCCCAATTCCTTGGCCACGGGGTCCGATGGAACCACGATGGGGGCCGGCGCTTCTTGGGTTCCCTTCATCAATCCAAAAGTCAGGGAACCACCCACAATCATTCCACCAATAATCAATCCAATCATTTCTAACATTTTCATATCCTTGTAAATAAAAAGGGGTGGGGCACCAACCCCACCCCAACAGGAGAATTATGGAGGATTAAACAGAAACCGCGATGGTTACAGATACACCAACAACGCTTTCTACAGTGAGAGCAGATGTGGAAGAATAAACAACGTCCAATTCAATCTTGTTTCCACTTGCATCCATAGCGGACACGTGAACAAGTTGTTTCCCAAGATTGTGGGTGATGCTTGTCGCAGTATTCGCGGAAAGTGTGATGGATGTTTCATATCGCAAATCTTGAAGACGAAGTGAGAATTCACCATTCGAAGAATTGTAATTGATAAGCTCATCCGCTTGGCTTGATACAGTTACAGCACCACGCGCGCGTGAGTCTGTGAAGTACTGGTTTGTAATTCCTTCACTTACTTGGTCAGTATTCGCAGAAAGTGAGAATTCACCATATCCATCGTAGCTTAGACCGGTTCCCGCTGAAAACTCACTAACAACATCTGAAAGAAGAACTTTGAAAGCTCCGGTGGTGCTGTTGTATTGGAGAAGGTTGGCATCGTTTCCACCTACAGTTTCAGCAGATACCGCACCGCGCGCGCGCGCTTGTGTGAAGTATTCGTTTGTTCCTTCTGCCACATCTGATGTTGTACCACTGAAAGCAATAACGCCGTTTGTGATTCCAATAGCAGTTCCCGCGCTGAAAGCTCCACGAACTGAAGATGTGGATACAAGAAGGTCGCCACTTTGAGAAGCATAGGAAAGAAGGTTTCCAGCTTGTGGGTCCGCTTGGATACTTCCGCGCGCGCGCGCTTGGGTGAAGTATTCGTTTGTACTTCCTTCCGCTACATCATCAGAAGAACCATTGAAAGAGATGGTGTTTCCTGAAATTCCAATAGCAGTTCCACCAACCAAATCGATAGCAATTGCACCGGTTAAAGCTGTGTAGGAAATACCAGTTCCACCGGAAAGAGCACCGCGCGCGCGTGAATCTGAGAAGTAAAGATTGGATGTTCCTTCTGTTACTTGGTCACTTGTAGCGTTCAAAGAGAATTCACCACTTCCATCATATGAAAGTCCGGTTCCCGCCGAAAATTCAGCAACAACATCAGAAAGAAGAACCTTCATTTCACCTGTTGAACTGTTGTATTTCATCAAGTTGGCATCAGGTCCCGCAACTGTTTCCAAAGAAATAGCGCTTCTTGAACGGCTGTCAGTGTAGTAAAGATTAGAAGTTCCTTCCACGATTTCATCACTTGTTGCATCTACTGCAAAGGTGATTTGGCCGTTGGAAACACTTGAAGAAAGTCCCGCACCCGCCGCAATGTTTGCGCTGATTGTAGCGTTGGAAGCATTGACGCTAATCCCATCACCAGCTTGAAGAACTGCCCCAACTTCCGCCGCGCTTAGTGGGCTTTCAATCTGGGTATAGTTTCCAGCACTTGAACCATTCGCACCGCTTACAATGTATGTTTCAGTTCCAGCACTTGGAGCTGTGAGAATAAGAACATCACCTTCAGCAAGTGAAGCCGCCGTGGAAGATTCGTTGGCAATGAAGTTAGCCAAAGATGTTTGGGTGTTGTCCACGTGAACATCTGTGATTGCTAGATTGGAAATTGAAAGTTCACCGTTGGAAACGGAAAGCATCGAAGAAGAACCGGAAGCAATAGCGGAAATGAAAGATAAATCTGCTACGTCTTGTTTTCGTACAAGGTGTCCATTCTCGGTTGGTGCATTGTCACATTTTACGCCGCCCTTAAAGACGACTTCGGGGTTATAAAATTGCATGGGTGTAATACTCCATAGTGTGGTTGGTTAGGTTAGGTATACCGTACCCGTTACAGTGGTACAAAAAGTTATGGTGATGGAATTTGAAAAATATTGTATGTCTCCCATAATCACTTCACCACTAGAATCTACTATAATCACGCGGGGTTTATGACTGAAATTGTGAGAAATTGATACACTAGATTGATTCAAAAATTCCGTGGTGGTTTGAGTAATCCCCCCACCACTGGGGGAGTAAATAGGGATGGCCATGGTTCCTTTTCCTTATGTCTATTCAAAAATGAGATATATGGTAGCGGTTCCGGCGGAACTTGCAATGAAAATACTACGTTCACCGCTTGTTTGTACTGGGTTGTATTGAATGATTGCATCCACGGGATGGGGGAAAGCGTGGGAACTTGGGGCCACTCCATCCGTTCCAGTGTATGAGAATAATACATCTTGTCCCGCTGGTTTCACGGTTACAAGTTTGGCCCATTTGGGAAGCTTGAATTCTTGGTTGTTTGTTCCCACACTGGCTTGTTTCCAATTGGCTCCACCATTGGACCAATTCAAGTTTGTTAAATCTACGGCCGACATTTTGGCACCTCCTTATTTTCTTCTTTGGTTAGTTTTTGTTCTTTGTCCCCTTTTGGGACGGGTTGGTTTTTTGCGCTTCTTCCCAACCATCGACAAAGCTATAGCAATGGATTGCTTCATGGGCTTCCCCTCGCTTCTTAGCTTCTTGATTTTCTTGGATACGGCGCTTGATTTTTTTCTTGGTGTTGCCATTGGGCGTTCCTTCATGAAGATAGTATTCACCATCTATTTGATATGCAGTGATGTCTTTTATCATTGTTTAAATCTGTTGCTTCTCTTAGCATAATACGCTTTTCGAAGTTCCGCGCGGTTTTGTTGGTAGAACTCAAAGTCAGAAGCCGCGCGCTTCCATACATCCCCACTCGTGGAATGGTTGGTGGCTTGGGCCACACCTTGATTCGTGGATGGACGTGGCGTGGATTGTGGAGCCTCTCCAAGCGCTTGGAGTTGACTTCTATCCACATTGGCGGGCGTGGATTCTTGGGGCGCGTTCTGTGGGGCTTCTTGGGCTTGGAAATATGGCTTCAAAACCGTGGGAACTTCTCCACCCTCTTTCATACTTGCCATCCATTCACCCATGGGAACTCTATCCTTCTTGGCTTTGGAATCCATAGCTTTGTTATACTGCCACTCTACAAGGTCCCTAACTTCGGGGTCTGTGATTCCTTGGGCGGCTATCGCTTGGTGGCGTTCATATCTTTGATTGGAAATAGCCAATTCATCTTGAAGCGTTGCAAGCTGGGACGCCATCGCTTCCGCTCCCTTGACTTTGGAACTCATATCTTCCAATTGTGCTTCCAATTCAGATACACGCTTTTCCGCGCTTCTTTTGTTTTCCGTAACTTTGGATAGTCGTTCACGTACGATTCCATCCACTTCACTTTTCAAAATGTATTCTTGGCCTTCATGGGTTATTGTTTTCATGGTTTATACCTTGGGTTGGGGTTATGCAAATTCAATCTTTTGTTGTCTGATTGTTCGTAGTTTTTGAATGGCTTCTTCTTCCGTTGCCAAATCTGGATACAGTTTAAACATAGCATCCACGGGAGATAAAAGCCCCTTATCCAATAGCGCTATGATGTTTTCACGTTGGCTTTTCTGTTCCATCTCGGAAAGCTCGATGGACTCATATTGGATAACATATCCACTTTCAGGATACGATGTTTTCAAAATAGCGTTGGAAATCATAGCGGCCTTCTCGATTGCCTCTATATCCGAAACACGAAACACCGGTTCATATCTTTCTTGGGCTTCCCTCATTGACTCTTTAGACATCGCAATGGAATAACCACTTCTTGGGTCGGAAGATACCTTTTGAACACTAGCGGGGTCTATTCCCATTTGGGTTGCCAATCTTCTTTCATAGGTTGTAATGGCTCCCAGCATTGTGGCGGGGTCACTCATACCCGCTTGGAATTGTCCAATCAATGGTTGGGTGGTGCTATCGGGGTCCGCCGTGAAACATAGAATGGATGATGGGTCCGTGGAAACACTCATTCTTTGAGATGCAAGATTGGTGTCCATGGTATTCAATCCCGCCAATTGTAGGGACGCTACATATCTTTGGGGAAATGAAGCATCAAACATAAGATGTTTCAGATATGTGTAATACGTGGAAGCAACCATGCTTCCCGCCACAACTTCGGATAGCTCATAAGGTGAAAATAGTTGTCCATCTATGGCGGCATGATAGAACACCCATGGAAGGAATGGTTCACCCTTGGAATCACGATAGGGATAATTGGCCCCACTCATGTTTCCACCCAAAAACATTTCCGTCATCTCTTCACCCAAAAGCCCATCAGCTTCTACATAATGAACACGGTATTGGGGATTGGCTTTATCTCTCAAATCATAGACATCCGCCGTCCAAAACATTTCACCCGTGGAATCATTCTTTCGAAGTCGCAGTTCATAAAGATAGTTGGGTTTCATGGGGTCGCCGGCCGGCGCCGTTGCAAAGACCATGTCAGGGGTAACGGGTCGGAACATGATTTGATTGGAATCGCTAATATCTATTCGCATCAACATTTCACGAAGTCCAATTGTTTTCATCTGAACAGTGGCCATCATTTCAAAATAGTGGGACTTGTCCAAGGCTCCATTGGGGCCAATGAAATCACGCGCGGCTTCCGCGTTTTCTCTTTCGATTCCCACGGATGGTTTCCGTGAATAAAGAACCGCCAAAGCTTCACACCCTTGTTTGAAAACGTTGGATGATGTGTCCAAGGCTCCCCAAATCGCGCGCCTATCGAGCGCCACGGAATCCGTTATGAAGTCTTCCAAATCGGAAGCCCAATTTCCTTCCAACAATCTTCTTCTTCTTGCTGTTGTTTCACTTCTATCATTGGATGCCTTATCTGGAAAGA